CATGTTGTCAGATAACCGGGCAATGGGAAACGGTCGGGGAGTGCGAGAATGGACAGCAACGGTACACGAAAGACTACATCGGTGAGTGTCCAGCAGGTGAAGTGGAAAAGTTCGAACCGTGTGCACCATGTGTTGAGGGGTGGGACAACTACGCCGATGGTTTACCCTCGTGCCCACAAGATGCGAACGACTGTGGTTACGGTGGGGACAAGTTCACGAGAATTTGGAAAATTTTAGCACAACCCATTGGAACTGGAAAGGCTTGCACAAAGCCCAACAACACCAAGGAAGAGGTGGAGTGTCCAGCGCAACTCGCTTGTTGTGATTACAATCCACCAGCCACAGACGGTGTGTGCAGTACTTCTGGAGAACTCACCTACACGCGGTCCTACGTCAACTCAAACTGCAAGGAAGACCCAGACAGGAACAACATTAAGCAGTACACCGAACCGTGCTGCTACGAAGCCGGTGATTGGACACCTGTTGGTCAGTGCGAAGATATTCCCGATGGTATGGATGCACAAGGAAATCAGTTGTACATCAAACGCCAGAAGCAGGAACAAACCACTGCCGGGCCGTGTCCCGACGGCACGGAAGAGCGCTACGTGCCGTGCTGTGGATACACGGAGTGGACACCGGTGGGGGCGTGTGAGGAACGTGATGTCGAAGACCCGAGTGGCACTGGCATCGCGATTAAAAAGTTTCTGCAGGAGATTGCAAGACAAACCGGAACCTCTGAGGGGTGTGGTCTAGAGCAAGAATATCTGGTGTCAAACTTGGTACCGTGCTGTGGATACAGTGCGTGGGAGAACGATGGTTCGTGCGTTCGTTCGGAAGATGACGTTCTCGAACCATCGCAGGCGAAGATACGAACCGTGCTCACGACGACACCGGGATGTTATCCGGAAGATACCAATACCGAAATTTTGACGACATCGGAACCGTGCTGCTACGAAGGCGCATGGGAACCCTATGGTGAGTGCACCGCCGAAGGACAGCAACTGTACACACGAACTACTTACGGCACCATGTGCAATGAAACCGACAACCCAACGACGAAATATGAACCATGCTGCTATGAAGCTGGGGATTGGGCACCTGTTGGTCAGTGCAACGAAGAGGGTCTGCAGAAGCAGGTACAAACCACTGCCGGGTGTCCGGACGGCACGCAAGAGCGCTACGCGCCGTGTTGTGGATACACGGAGTGGACACCTTCCGGTCAATGTACCACAGATGGACAGAACATCATTCGATATGTTGGGACCACGATTTCCGAGTGTTATGAAGAGGAAGACTCTGTGCTGGAAAGCCGTGTGCCGTGCTGTGGGTACACTGAATGGGAGAACAAGGATTCGTGCACCCGTTCCACAGTAGATGGTGTCGAACCATCACAGGAAATGATTCGACGTCTCATTGAGCCTTCCAATGGATGCTTTCCAGAACAAGAAGACACACAAATTTTGCAGAAAACAGTTGACTGTTGCTACGAAGACGCATGGCAGTCTGTCGATTATTGCACCCAGGATGAAAATTCGGGTGTATATAAGCAAAAATATCAACGAAATGTTTTGGGCTCCGCGTGCGATGAAACCAACAACCCAACGACGAAATATGAACCGTGCGAAACTCTTGATGAATGTCCGGGGTCGTGGGATGACTACGCAGATGGTTTCCCATCGTGCCCTGAACCGGGTGTGTGCACCGATGGCATAACTTACACTAGAATATGGGTGAAAGAACAAGCACCAGCAGGTTTCGTGTATTCGAACTGCCCATCCAATGAAACGACAACGTGTCCAGCGGTGCCATGTGATTGTGTGCAGGGTTGGGACATCACTGACTGCCCGACGGAACCTGGATTTCTCGGCAATGACCCCACCAAAATGAAGACGTGGAGAGTCACCACCGCGGCCACTGATATGGGTATGTGTAGTAACGATTACGAAGATGGACAAACAGCGCCGTGCGATGCTACGGCTCTGAAGCAGATAGAGTGTGAAGGGTCTTGGAGTGCCTGGGATAACGTCTGTCCTACAACTGAAACACTATGCGGATACACGGGGGGTACAGTAGAGACTAGCCGCACCTGGACCACGAATACGGCACCACCGGGTGAGACGTACATCAACTGTCCACCAGATACTAAAACCGAAACCCTTACATGTGGACCTACAGGGGCGTGTGAAATCCAATGCGAGGGTTCGTGGGATAGATACTCCAATGGTTTCCCATCATGTCCTACAACGGAAGAACGGTGCGAATATGCAGGAGAGACGTTCACGAGAAACTGGACGACTTCCGAGGCACCACCCGGACAAAGCTACAAAGATTGTCCAAATCCGACCACCGAAACCCTTACATGTGGACCTACAGGGGCGTGCAACCTTCCGTGCGAGGGTTCGTGGGATAACTACGCAGATGGTTTCCCAGAGTGTCCGACCGAGTGCGGATATGCAGGAAATACGTTCACGAGAAACTGGACGACTGACAGTGCACCACCCGGACAAAGCTACATTTACTGCCCACCAGCGGAGGATAAGAAAACATGCCCTGCTATACAGGCGTGCGCATCCAATGGTGCCATAGCAGGTGGTGCCTTGACTGGTGCCATAGCAGGTGCCGCGGGGGGTGCCGCGGGTTGGTGGTGCGCTATTAATCCAGGTTCGTGTACTACGAGTCCAGGTTCACCACCATCCATTCGCAGTGACGTCGACGTCAACTGCGTCGGACAATTCGACGACGACGTACCCGCATGCCCGTCTTTGTGTGATCAGCCGGCGGTCACGTACAAGGCTACATATGAACACATCATTCCACAACAAGGAAAGGGTTCGCAGTGTCCATACACAGATGGTCATGAATACACTAGAACGTGTCTTGCGACGACACAGTGTTGCACATATTCGACAGTGGAACCACTCATCAAGGGTAGTTCTGTGTGTACAGGTGCGCCAGGTTTACAAACAATCAATCTCCAAGTTCGAAAGTCCAACGAACCGTGTCAAGAGGACGGCGTCGCACCCACTTCGAAAGAAGTGCCGTGTCAAAACTGCTATGGATTCTGGGAAGCCGATGCGTGTCCCACGGGATGTGGTTATCAGGGTGGGGATGTCCCGAAGAAATGGGTCACCCTCCTCCCACAAGATGACAATGGCTACGGTGATGCGTGCCCGACAGACACGACCATCACGTGTGGGCCGACCCCAGCGTGTTCACAAAGTTGCCCAGTTGCTGTATAAAATCTAGGTGTATTATAGATGTCCACGCCACCATGTCATACATACCCAACGAAGGCCAAAGCCATCGAGGGGTTCTGCGATGAATTTCCAGAATTGTGCACAGTATCAAATGGTGTCGAGAGCGTACCCAGTGATGTGGAGAGGACAATGCTCTTCGATGACAACCCGAACAACGATAAAAACGATTGTGACGGAGGTTTTGATTTTGACCTCGCATGTCCTACAGCGTGTGGGACACCCCAAACGACGGTGTCTGCCACCTACAGGGTCGTCGCCGATGCCTTTGGTGGAGGTAAGGAGTGTCCTTACCACGATGGCTTCGTCATGGAGAGAACATGTCCCGCGAGAGAACCGTGTTCAGTGGACTGTGAGGGTTCGTGGAGTGCGTGGTCAGGGTGTCCAAGCTGTGGAACCACATCTACATCACACTCTGAGAATCGTTCGTGGACTACGACGAGCTTGTTACCACCTGGGTACTCCTATTCACCCGCGTGTCCAACACAACAAAAGCGGGACTGTCCCGCGACACCGGCGTGTACTATGCCGTGTGCGGGTGATTGGGGTAACTGGTCAGGGTGTCCAAGCTGTGGAACCACATCTACATCACACTCTGAGAATCGTTCGTGGACTACGACGAGCTCGTTACCACCTGGGTACTCCTATTCACCCGCGTGTCCAACACAACAAAAGCGGGACTGTCCCGCAACACCCACATGTACAGTAGAATGTGAAGGGTCATGGGGTGGGTGGTCCGCGTGTCCGACTTGTGGCACGACGTCATCATCGCACACTCAGACAAGGACATGGAATACGAATAGTACATTGCCATCGGGGTACTCCTATTCACCAGCGTGTCCAACGACGGACACTCAGATTTGCCCCGCAACACCCGCATGTACCGTCGATTTGACGTATTTCAACTCACTCTTCAAACAATGGGGCGATTTCGTGGTAAAAAACACTGCCTATGACCCTGCGACCTATGGTCTCGTAACTCCGAAGACATCACAAAAATCATTGCATGTAAAGTCGTATTACGATCCATATCCCAACTGGATACAGGGTTTCATGCACTATTCAGACCAAAATGGTATGTGCAGTAAGGCACGTAACTTCCACTTTGCGGAGCCCACCGGCAAACTCATTCGAGGTGTTACGTGTAGCATAAAGTGGTTGGCGGGTGCTTATCGAGTCGGAAATTTAACACCAAAAAAATATAGAATTTACAGCAAACTTTATGGAAGTACCGAATGGACGCTACGTGGTGATTACAACGGGGCAAGTTCCGCTGATGTAGATGTGACTACCACGTGGACTGTATCAGAACCATCAATTGAATATAGAATGGAAGTGTATGAGTGGCACTGGCCTGCTAAGGGTGGTTGTTATTATTATATTTCTCCGACTGGTTCTGTGGTTTCTTACTTCGACACATACTACGATGTCGCACTGTCTGGGTATGACGGGTATGTTGTGGTCTCTGGGATTACAATCTCTCTGCGACGTATGGGTAGTAGATATGACGACGTCGAACGTGTAGTATCATTTGAAATTCGTGGACTGAATAAGTCTGGTGAAGACGTTGTCGTGTACAGTCAAACATCTAATGAATCACCAGATTTCTATACTAGTATAAATTCATCAACACATGTTAAGAATGTATACGTGCGACTCAAGGTTGGTCGAAGCACTGGTAGAGGAGATTACTTAGGTGAAACCCATGATTTAAGTATAAAAGTACATGCTTTAAAACAAATCTAGGTTCATAATAGATGTCGACGTGTCATAAATATCCAACAAAGGCTCAAGCCATCGAGGGGTTCTGCAAGGACTTCTCAGAGCTTTGTTCCGTATCAGATGGCGTTAAGAGTGTTCCCTCCGATGTTGAGAAGAGCATTCTCTTCGACACTGACACAACAAACGACGAAAACCACTGCGACGGGGGGTTTGACCTCGCGTGCCCCACAGCGTGTGGGAATTCTGAAACGACAGTTAAAGCGACCTACAGGGTCGTGGCCGACGCCTTTGGTGGAGGGGAGGAGTGTCCCTATCACGACGGCTTTGAAATGGAGATAACGTGTCCCGCAACAGACCCCTGCCCTGCAGATTGTGAAGGGTCATGGGGTGGGTGGTCCGCGTGTCCGACTTGTGGCACGACGCCATCATCACACACTCAGACAAGGACATGGAATACGAGTAGTACATTGCCATCGGGGTACTACTATTCACCAGCGTGTCCAACTACGGACACTCGGAATTGCCCCGCAAAAGACCCCTGCCCTTCAAGTTCAGGTTTTGAGAACACCTTGGACAACATTGTGAAACCCATTAGCATCATTACTAATCCCGTTAAATCATGTACCATCATGTAGTCACACAACTGAATACAAGGTTTCATTTACTCTCAAGATCAGCCTGGTGTGAGCGGGACGTGCAACTTTTACTTCAGAGAGTCGTCTGGCAAACTCATTCTCGATGCGTCGGTGAAACCCTTGATTTAGTTGTACAAGTAGAAACCCTCGACCATTCTCATTGACAGTCTGACATAAACTTAAAAATTAAGGACTCATTATCATGTAAGATATGAACCTTCGCGTCAAACGCCTTGATGACACTGCAATCCTCCCTCATCGCGCTTCTGGTGGTGCTGTCGGGTATGATTTATACTGTCATCAAGATGTTCGCATCGTACCTGGCTCCCGCGAACTTGTCGGCACGGGCATCGCAGTTGTTGTACCGGTAGGCACCTATGGTCGCGTCGCGCCTCGCTCGGGTCTCGCGATCAAACACGGCATTCAAGTCGGTGCGGGTGTCATTGATCCCGATTACACAGGTGAAGTTAAGGTTCTCCTCTTCAATCACGGCGATGACGTGTTTGAAGCGAAGAGGGGGGACCGCGTGGCGCAACTCGTGCTCGAACGTTGTGAAACGCCCGAGGTGAAACACATTGGTGTCATCGAGGACACCGAGAGGGGTGCGGGAGGCTTTGGGTCTACTGGCGACTAAGTATAAATATAATAAACAGTCCAACCAGTATTAATATAGGCATGATCATGTAATCATCATTGGACTTGGTGTCTGAAGGTGGTTCCACCTCTGAAGGTGGTTCCACCTCTGAAGGTGGTTCCGGCTCCGACGGTGGTGGTTCGAAGCACTGCTCGTTCCCTGTTACAAATTCAGCTAATTCACCATTGGTGCAGCTGAGTTCATCGATACAATATGGACACGCTTCGCCCTCTTTGCATCGACAACACACGTCGAGTGCATCTTCTGGAAACTCGATATTTTCGCTCCTCGCTATGTATCCAGACTTACAAAGGTCGGTACTCACCTTGGTGCACCCTCGTTCTCTTATTAAAATGTCGTCACTATCTACGGCACACTCCATTAATGTATGTAATTATTATTTTCAAACGTACCACATCCCTTCCGCCACGGGCATGAAGAGCACACCCTTACGCATCGTCATGAATAACTTTGCCTTGTGTACCGACGGATACGACCAGAGTAACCACCGGTCCCAAAATTCTTTGCAATGCACGTCCTCCCAATCCTCCGTTGCACTGGTGTTGACCCATAGAAGGCCGCGGTGCAATTCCGCGGGGTCGCGTTCTTTTCGCAAATCCTCGGACACCACGCCACCGTGTTCGAGAATGTGCGTTCGCGTCAGCTGAACGTCTCCGTGCGTCGTGTAGTTCGGGCACCCCTTGGCACCAAAGTCGATAAATCGTTTATTAGGAAGTTCCACTCTGTACTGATGCGCCACAGATGGACTCGGTGTGAGAACGACGTGCATCGGTATTAATTAAAGTTTCGAGTTTTTTAATATACAAATGACTCATGTCCTGGACCATGGATTTGTTCGCCTCGTGGACCACATGCCTCAACACGATTTGGATGCGTCCATCGTACAGGCCGCGAGAGTCTCTTATGGAGATGGGACTAAATCCACGCGAGGAGACCGAGGACTTATTCGATATCTCCTTAGACACTGGCACACCACACCCTTCGAGATGGTGGAGTTCAAGTTTCACATCAAAATGCCCATATACATCGCAAGGCAGCACCTGCGTCACCGAACCGCCAGTGTCAATGAACTTTCCGCCCGCTACTCCGTCGTCCCGAAGGAGTACTACGACCCCGGGACCTTTCGCGGACAATCCGTGGTAAATCACCAAGGCTCCGAGGGCATCGTCGACGTCGACGGCGTCGAGACCACGCAGGCGCTCGAACAGGCTTTTGGCGTCTACGAACAGCTTCTCGAACAGGGGGTGTGTCGCGAACAGGCCAGAGGGGTTTTACCACAGAGCACGTACACGGAATTCTATTGGAAAATCAACTTGCACAACCTCATGCACTATTTGCAACTGCGTTTGGACCACCACGCGCAACAGGAAATTCGTGAATACGCCGAAGCCATATATAACGTCATCGAACCCCTCGTCCCCATCACGATGGAGGCGTTCCGCGATTTCAGAGTCAATGGACTATTCCTCACGGGACCCGAGATTGAAGCCATTCGCACGGGGAGGGACATTGAATCACCAGGGGAACGACGAGAATTCGAGGACAAAAAGAAAATTCTAGGGTTGTAATAAAGGACAGATGTGGCTCGTCTACCTCGTGTTTTTTCTCGCACTCGTATCGAATTGCCTCGTCGGGTACTACATCTCGGCGCGTCGTGGTGAAAATGACACGGGCAAAGTACGTGACGTGGGTTTTGAAATGCTTCCCGACCTCAGCCGTTACGAAATACTCCACGACCTCACGGGAGTCATTCCATCCATCTTCTTGCTGTACAACTGGTTCTCGGCAGGGGGGTGGACCGATGCGGTAAAGAACCGCTATTTAATGACACTGACGTTCATGTATGCCGCGCGTGCCATGACGAACATCGTGACACAACTTCCAGCAGCTAAACCGGGGGTGTGTAAAGTGAGCCCACCGTTCTCGTTCTGCAACGATTACATGTTCTCCGGACACACCACGTACAACATCGTCACATCGTATTTCGTCGGGAACGTGTTGTACCCGGTGTATCCCATCTTTGCATCGCTCGTCACAATCGCGACAAGGGAACACTACAGCGTGGACGTGCTCGTGGCGTGGATCATATTCTTTGCCGTGCAGTGTCGAATTTAGGCAGGCGCACACCCAGGGTTCGAAGGGAGTGTCTTCGCTCTCGGGACAACGCCGTGTCGGGGTCCTTCTGTTGTTCCAGCCACAGGTATAACTTTGGGTCGTGGTCCAACACGTGGAGATGTCCATGTTTACGATGAAATTCATTCAACTTTGTAAACATGGTCAACCAACAGTCCTCGGTGGGGACGACCCATGCATCTCGGTGTTCTGGGTTTTCTATGTACGCAATGGCTCTGTTTAAAAATTCATCGTAATAGGCGGCATAATCGTAATCATAGACCCGGTTCAGGAGGTGCACGGGTGGGTCGACGAGGAGTTCGAGTTCGCGCACCTCTGTCTCGAACGCCCAGTTAATCAGTTCCATCGCGTCCGTTCCGGATTGTATGTAGCGAATCATGTCCGCGGTGAGCAGACCCCGACCCTGTTTCTTTTTCGCCCGGTTGTGCTTTGAAATACCAGCATTTATGTAGTCTTCACGTACTGATTTTTCTAGTATGATCTCCTGAAGTTCGACAGGTAAGATGTCCCATAGTGATGTCGCCATACATTATATAGACATTTTACATATAGCTCGGAAAGAACGTTACAAATGAAAATACCGGGGAATGTTTATACGTGGTATTAAAATTTTGACAGGTCTCTCCGTGCGTATGATGCATAGCGCAGTTTTAAGTATATTCTTCGTGAGTTCACTTTTCACGAGGATCTCGCTATGGTCTATGAACTTTCGCGCGTTCGCGCGGTGCTTGTTGAGCACGCGTCGGATGGTCAGCGCCTTGTTTAAGGTTATGCGCGAACATTGGGTCGTGTCTAACACGAGTACGACGGCTTGTCTGTGCGACCACGCGTTCGTGAAGTACTGGTCGAGGTCCGTTTCCTCGGTGTTGTCCGTGATTCGCACGCGTACGGTCAGCATGTCGAAAAATGACGCACAGCAAAATTATTTCACGGACTATGCCTGCAACGAATCATCCCTTCGTGTGTAGATTTTTGTCAGCCGTGTGCCACGTCTTGCCCTTTGTAGCATAGCTGTGTACGCGCGCGTACGCCCACTGTTGGGGGGAGGCCCCTGGACGGTGTCCCGTGCGCCACGCGGCGAGACCTCTGTTATAGACCCTTCGTAAGGTACCTAGTGGGATACCTGTAGCTTTTGCGATTTGAGGTAATGTTTTCACATCATCTCCATACATCTTTCTAAATTTGATGGTGTATGAAGATGTGCGCGTCTTCCTCCCTGTATCCGTCGGGAAGGGGGTGTAGGTTTTTTCTTGCATTTTCAAGTATCTCTGCTTCTTTTCATCCATGGTGAGACCTGTGAAATACCGCGCGGGGGTAAATTTCATCTTACATTACATGTGAAAAAAGTGAAGGAACACCCCCAGAGCGCCATGTGGCGGTGTTTCTGGGTAATGTAATCATGAAGGACATCGTCAAACTTTTTGAAAATCTCAGTCAAGCCTATGCGCACTACGAGGACGAGGGGCGCGCGGCGTCCTTCGCCCGGGTCGCGGAGTCCATAAAGTGTCTCAAGTCCATCAGGTGTGGTGCAGACATCGAGAACCTCCTCGGGGTGGGTCGAAGTTCGGTGGACATCGTCGATGAATTTTTAGAGACGGGAAAGTGTCAGCGTCTCGAAGAACTCATGGATACAGAAATGAAGATACAGGTGCGGACGAAAGAACTCTTGGCCATGGAACGCCCATCGAATAAACACACCATGAAAGCCTTTGTGCTCGTGAAACACCCCTACGTCAAGGAGTGCACCAAGGTGGCGAAGGACCTCCTCAAGGGGGTGGACGTACACGTCAAAGTGGCCCTCGCGGACCTCCTTAAGAAGGATGGATATCTTCCAGACTACGAGGTGGAAGACATTCGTTGCGACACGTGCCATCTCCAGAGGGATGAGGGGTGTTCGGACGAGTGCGAGTGCGATGAAGTCAGACTTGGGCGCCTTTTGTGGGCCCTAAATCCTTGACTATGACAAAGTGTGGTGTGGGATTAATGAACGACTGTGATTTCAGTTGTTCGATGGTACACCGACCATCTCCACCGAGGAGGTCGCACCACGTCTGTGGAGACTGCATGTGCTTGATGGTGCTCATAGGTTGTCTAAAAAATACGTAATGTAATTTCGAAATTATGTACTGATAAAACGTTTGAGGCATGTCCTCGATGATGATTATTCTTTTCGCGCACACGCGTTTCAACTCCTCGATGATTTCCCTGTTGTGGGGGATGTGATGCAACACGAACATGCACACGACCACGTCGAACGCGTCGTCCACGAACGGGAGGGTGTGTCCATCGTACACGAGCGCGTCCTGACACCCTTTGTAAATGTCCACGCTCGTGACGTAGTTTCTTTTTTTCAGGTAGGCACTGAGTTCACATCGACCGGCACCGAAGTCGAGGACGTTCGCGAACTTTGGGATGTACCTCTGTATTTCTTGAAAGTATCTATTTCTATTGTTGACATCTTTGTACGCTGCCAAGAATAGAAGAAAAGCCAACGAGGCGATGACTATCATGTATTTAAATGAGATTTAGTTTCCGAATGCAACACCACCCATGCCATCGCGGATGCGCAACACGTTCATGTTCACCCCGTAGGCGCGCGTGATAGCACCGACGCCACCGCTCGGGGACTTTAACTTGAGCGTGGCCGTATCGATTCTCGAAAAGTTCAACGACCCGGTCATCTGGGATTTGTTCAAGGTGAGGGCGAACGGCCACGTGTACAACGGCACAGTGTCCAAGAGGTCATCCGGAAGGGACGTGGTGTGCATCTCGGGAACGACGGTGTGGTGGTACACGTTGGACGTGCCGTCGAACAGAGGCGTGCCGTTGATGTACAGCGTGCTCTCCGCGAACGTGTAGTTCGCCGCCCAGTTGGCTCCGGTGGTCTTGGAAGACACGACGTGCACCGCGCGGCACGGGTGGTTGAAATAGGTGAGGTCCACTTCAGTGTCGGTGGGCTCCATGGGTTGGTACTGCACTTGGTTGATGAGCAGGCGTTGTTCGTTCTTCACGAAAAAATCGCGCTCTTGGGTGTCCAAGAACACGAACGAGCCGTACACCTTCGGGGTCTCGCTCGGGTCGAGACCGGTGCGGCACTTGATGCGAATCTCCACCTGGTGGTTCGCGAGGGCCACGAGTGGGAGCGACTTTGTCCAGTCCTCGGTGAAAAAGAATGGAATCATGTAGTGCCCGGCGTTGGAACCACTGTAGCCGACGGCGTTGGGCTTGACGTCCGTCGTCGTCACCGCCATGGACGACTTCGCGCCGTCGGGGCGGTACAACACGTTGTGTACACCCTGGATGTAGAGCGCGTCCAAGCGGCAGACCTCTTGACCACCGATCCACAAGGAGAACTCCGTCGGCGCCGTCGTGCTGCTGAAGAAACCGGTGTTGTTATCCCCCGTGGCCCCGATGTTCGCAGCCTCGACCCAGACGTACGACAACAAATCGCCCTTGGTTCGGATCGGAATCGTGACCTCATTATTCGACGCGAACGTTCCGATATAGTCGAGACGTTCGGGCTTGATTGCGAAGTTCGTATAGCGCTTATAGTTCTGTCTAAAAAAACTCACTTCCGGGTTGGAGGTAGTGTACGTGTCCTGGACACCTCGGCTGACCAATTCAATCAATGCAGCTGTCATTTACTATATAAAACATATTAAAATTTTGGGTGAGATTCTTACACATGGTGGTCTTTCAGGCGTTGACGTGGGAGGCGAGGGATGACGAGGACAACGGACATCTCATCAGCGTCTTCGGCAAGACCGAGGACGGGCGCTCGGTCTGCGTCACCACGGAGTTCACGCCGTACTTTTTCATCAAACTCCCTGACGCCAAAGCGCAGACGGTGCGCGAGGTGTACCAGGCGTTGGAGAAGCGGTGTCCTGAGTGTTTGGTCGGCTATGGGTTAAAGAAGGCCAAAGACGTCTGGGGATTTCAAAATAACCAGGAATTTCCATTCATGCGACTGGACTGCGCCAACCTGGCCAAGAGGAGGTACCTCGCCAACACGTTGAAGTACGGCGTGCAGCTGGCGAGGGGGAACACGAAGCTCCGCACGTACGAGGCGAACTTGGACCCGGTCCTCCGTCTCATGCATCGGACAGGGATTCAGTCGACCGGGTGGCTCGACACGGGGGAGAAGTGCGTGCGTTCCCATCTGGCACACGTGGACATCGACCTCTTCTGCAACGACTGGACCACACTGACACCTGTGAAACGCGATGACATCGCCCCGTTCGTCGTGGCATCGGTGGACATCGAGTGTAACAGTTCCACGGGGAAGTTTCCAGACGCCGACGTCACCGATGATTGTTGTTTTCAGATCGCGGTGACCCTGTGTCGGTTCGGGAGCGACGAACCCTACGAGGAGGTGTGTCTGTGCTACAAAAAGACCGACGGTGGCAAGGTGCAAAGTTTCGACACGGAGCGAGAGCTTCTCGAGGCGTTTCAAAGGTATCTTCGAAATGCGGACGTCGACATCATCACGGGGTGGAACATTTTCGGGTTCGATTTAGAATACATCATGAAACGTGGTCTCGTGTGTAAGTGTGCGCCAGAGTTTTACGAGATGGGTAAATTCAAGAACACGTCGTGCGAGATGCTCTATAAGAAGTTGTCTTCGAGTGCCCTGGGCGATAACGAGTTGAAACTTTTGCCCATGAGTGGTCGGTTCATCTTTGACCTCTTTCACGAAGTCAAGAAGGGGTACAAGTTGGACAGCTACAAACTGAACAACGTGGCGCAACTGTACCTGGGCGATCAGAAGTTGGACATGCCCCCGAGAGAGATTTTTAGAAGGTTTCAGGGGGGCGACGCCCGTGAGTTGGGTGAAGTGGCTGATTACTGCATCAAGGACACCCTCCTTCCACACAAGCTGTTGGCGAAGTTGTGCATCCTCGTCAACCTCCTGGAGATGGCGAAAGCCACGTCGGTGCCGCTGTGTTTTCTCGTCGAGAGGGGGCAGCAAATTAAAGTGTTTTCGCAATTGTGTAAAAAGGCGGCGGAGCTCGGGTTCTTGGTTCCAGTCATCTACCAAGGCACGCTCCCAGAGGAAGGGTACGAAGGGGCCACCGTCCTTGACGCCCAATCCGGGGCGTACTACGCACCGATCACCGCGCTCGATTTTGCGTCGTTGTACCCATCCATCATGATGGCCCACAATCTGTGCTACAGTACCTTGGTCATGGATGAGCGACGCTATGGGAACGTCCCAGGGGTGGAGTACGAGACGTTCACTCTCGCATCGGGGAAGTCGTACACATTCGCACAAAACGTGCCGAGTTTGCTCCCGACCATCTTGGCAGAGCTCAAGCAGTTTCGTAAACAGGCGAAGAAGGACATGGCCGCGGCGACCACGCAGGCGATGAAGGAGGTGTACAATGGTAAGCAACTGGCGTATAAGATTTCCATGAATTCATGCTACGGGTTCACCGGCGCCGCAAAGGGCATCTTGCCATGCGTCGCCATCGCGTCCTCGGTGACGTTCAAGGGGAGGTCCATGATTGAAGAGACCAAGAACTACGTGGAAGCCAACTTCCCAGGGGCAAAGGTGCGTTACGGTGACACGGACTCCGTCATGGTTGAATTCGACGTGCAAGGGCGCACGGGGCAAGATGCCATCGACTACAGTTGGGAGCTCGGCGAGCAAGCGGCGGCGCAGTGCACAAAGTTGTTCAAGAAGCCCAATGACTTGGAGTTGGAAAAGGTGTACATGCCGTACATTCTCTACAGTAAGAAACGCTACGCGGCCAAGTTGTGGGAAAAGGGCAAATCTGGCAAAGTGGAGTTCAAGTACGTCGACGTCAAGGGATTGCAGTTGGTGCGTCGGGACAACACCCCCCACGTCCGCGAGGTGTGCAAAGAACTCCTCGACGTCATTCTCGAATCCTCCGAACCCGAACCACCACAGGTTTTGGCGAGGCAGAGGGCGCTGGAGCTCCTGACGGGAGATGTGCCCCATTCGAAGCTCGTACTGAGTCAGTCGCTCTCGGACACGTATAAAGTCAAGGGCACCCCCGTGTCCATCAAAGACATCGACCGAAGTTGGGACATCTCCATGGGACACGTCCAGGTGCATAACAAGATGCGCCAGAGAAAGCCCGGTTCGGAACCGCAGAGTGGCGACCGCGTGCCTTACCTCCTGACGAAGACGGACGACCACAGGGCGCGGGCGTTCGAAAAGGCTGAGGACCCACAGTACGTGGAAGAACACGACATTCCCGTGGATTACCACTATTACTTCTTAAATAAGTTTTTAAACCCCGTATGCGACCTTCTCGAACCCCTAGTTCCAGAACCAAAGCAAACTATTTTTGGGGAAATAATTGAGAAGAATAAACCCCCAAAGAAGAAGAGGGCCCCTGCGAAGCAAAAGACCACAATCGCACAATTATTTAAAAATTTCGAGCTCTCTAAAATCACAGACGATGGACGACCTCAGTCAGAGGATTTCAAAAATGATGGAGGATGAGGTCGAGCGACGCGTGCGGTCGCAGCTCGACGCGGTCACTTTGGAATACAACGAAAAACTCGACGGATACATCAACCACATCGCGACGCATCACAACATATCAAAGGACCTGCTGCTTCGCGATGTGCCCGCGTTCACGGACAGGACGAGATGTAAGGGGGTGAAGAAGGATGGGGTGCGGTGCACGCGTCGAGGGACGCACCATGGGTACTGCACGATGCACCTGTATCAACGAGAGAAGTTGCAACCCGTGGCCATCGACATGTCGACGTCGCACATCCATGGCATGGACGTGCTGTATCAAGACAATTGCCCCGCGTGCTTAGAATTAGACCGAAAGAAGCTTATAGATTTAAACAGTATATTATTCAATAACAATGAGTAAATCAGATATTCTACTATCATCCATCAATGCATTTTACAACGACGAAAAGAATAAAGCTACACTCGTGAACGTATTGAACAAAAAATCAGGAATCTCCCTTCGAAACTTGGAGTGGTTCATCACGAACTACGCCAAGAAAAATCACACCTCGTACAAGACGGACGACGGCAAAGTCTTCACCGTCCACACCGCGTACAAGAGTTCGCTCTTGGGCTATAGTAAAAAGTTGTTCGACCCCTTCTGTCGCGCGGAGAAGATTTCGTACGCCATTCCTGGAACAGATGAGGAAATTCAGACGACCGTGGCGCAGTTGAATTTCATCAAGTGGTGTATAAAGAATGACGTCATCACGTTTATGCACGCGCACAGAGACGCGCTCATGGCGAATAAGCACGAGACATGAACCCATTCTCGAAATTGAAGGTTTCGTAGCCAGTGTAATACATGTGTAAACTATACGTCTCCACGGTCGGTAAAAGGTCGCACTCGATGATCGTCCTGTTCGACGCCAACTGACTGAAATCTAAACTCCCCGACGGTTGAACATTCACTGGGTGCATTGAAAATGCATACGAGTAAATGTTTCTAATCGGGCGCGACAACCTTTTTTCAAACGGTACGTAATACTTAAAGTACGTGTGGTCCGAGGACGTCATGTTCGGCAACTGGTTACCTTGAATGAAGAATCGCGCCTTGTCCATGACCGGGTCGAAGAACGTGTTCAACTGGTCGAAGTTCACGTTCGAGCTAAAGTTGAACCGGTTGTGTATGTAAAAATTCCCTTCCTCGGTCTCCCCGGTCTCTTTCACCACACCAGAGTTCTCGAACTTTGTGTTGCGGAAGAACCAGTGCAACGTCTTCACTGGAATGTTTGGCACGAGTTGGTTCTTGATGACCGTGGTGTTTAGTTCGGTCGTCGCCACCGGGTGCTTCTTCACGACGTCGGTCACCCACAGACCCCTCTGGTTCATGACGTACAGACGCTCCTCCGGCGTGGTGGTGATCTCCTCGGTCACGATGTCGAACTCGGACAACGTCAGGGTCTGCGCGGTGTTCGCGAAGAACGTCTGTGGATGGAATTTAAATTCAAACACAATCTTCTGACGGTGACAGGCACATGCGGGGAAATACGGACGATTAGGTTGGTTCGTCTCGTACTCGTCCGCGGCGTACTTGCGAGAAAAGAAAAAGTTCAACGGCACCACCACATCGGACGCGTACTCGGCAAAGTTGTTCGCGCTGTCCGACGTGTCGAAGGCGAGCGAACGGTTCAGGAGGAAGCGGTTCGCCACTTTTTCCGACATCTCGGTGTACATCTCGTCGTGAATGATGCCCCAATCTCCCCAAAACGTTTCAACCTCCATCTCGTCCACGTACATCTTCACGTACTCAAAGATGTGTCGCCCCACCTGGTCGGCGTAGTTGCCACCCGCCTCGAGCGCGGGAAGGGTCAGGCTCACGTACATGTTCGACAGATAGTCCCCCATGTTCGTGCGTGGGTCGTACTCCACTTTGATCGTTTCCCCGAACGGCCACGTGGCTTGTCGGTTCGATGGGGCGACGATGTTTCGGTTCCTATGAAACTTGCGAAAATCAGCGTGTTGTTGGGTGTTGTAATTAAAAAAACTCTGTTCTGGGTCTTTTGAAAGCAGGTACGTGTCCTGTTTACCGATGGCGCTGAGTGCGACGTGCGCAGCTTCGCCCATGCTTACTTTACGCGTACAATTTTTTGAGGTCGTTCTGCCACATCTGGACGTGTGCGATTTTTTTCAACGCCTCGAGGTCCCGCGTAGCCTGTGCGGCGTCGCGCATCAACTCTTCCACGGCTTCGTGCGTGTACTGATAGGTGCGAATGTTCAGGAGGTAGTCAAACTTGCCATCAATCATGGGGAACGTGTGCAACATTTCTTGTTCGAGTTCACCCCTCTTGCGCTTGAACACGCGAAGCTGGCCTTCGACCACCATCTTGACGAACAAGGCTTTGTGAGTGCACACGCGCGCGCGGCTTTCGTACTCTTTCAAGAGGTGTTCTTTGCGTTTGACGTAGTAGTTCATGCGCACGGACACAAAGTCCGAGAGAATCTCCTCGGGGGTGTCGTAGCGATGGATGCCCCTCACCGGGTGGAACAAGTGCATGTTTGACGTGTGAATGACTTTGCGAAGTTTGAAATCCTTCACGGGGTCCGTGCCCGCGTAGCCACTGATGATGAAGTGCACGTCCTCGATGGTGCTCTTGTTGGTGTATCCCGAGATGACTTTTTTATCCACGAGTTCGTCCAGGTATTCTTTGAAATCTTGAGTCCATCGTCCAGGGGGGAGTTCCACGACCACGCCGTCTTTCCAGATGCCTTCGGCGAACCACGACGCTCCGTCGTGCGCGATGGTGCCCTTGAATCCCCTGTAGTACGGGGTCATGGACACGACGGGTTGGCCCGCGAGAATGCGTTCGATGTTCTTCACGATGTCTTTGGGGTTGAACGGTGGCACCGAACAACTGAACCCCGTGCCGATGCCTTCCGTGCCGTTCACCAGGACCATGGGTATGATTGGTGCGTAAAACTCGGGTTCGATGGGTCGACCGTCGTCTTCGACGCGCGTGAGCACGGGTTCATCAAGGGGGTGAAACAGGTGTCGAGTCTCCGGGGCCAACTTTGTGAAAATGTACCTCGTCTGCGAGGCATCTTTACCACCCATGAGACGCGTGCCGAACTGCCCACACGGGGCGAGAAGGTTTATGTTGTTCGACCCCACGTAGTCGTTCGCCAACTTGACGATGGTGTCGGCCAGGGACACTTCCCCGTGGTGGTACGCGCTCTTGTCCGCGACGTACGCCGCGAGTTGTGCCACTTTCATCTCCTCCTTTAAGTTTTTGTGGAAACACGCGTAGAGCACTTTGCGTTGCGACGGTTTCAAGCCATCCACGACGTGGGCGATGGACCGTTTGAGGTCAGCCATGCTGAAGTTCACGAGGTCTTTGTGCACGAAATCGCTGATGGTGATGCGCTCGACCTGGCCGTACGGGATTTCAAGTTCGGTGGGGTTCTTCACGGACGTGGACAGGAGCCAGGTTTTGCGTTCGTCCGCCTTCTTCTTGTCAAACGCGAGCGTCATGGAGGCGTCGGTCATCGCGTCCACGTCGAATTTCACCACCAATTGTTGGATGTTTTTGAAATATTCCCTCGCCTCTTGGGACGTCGACGTCCCGAGACCTTTGTAATATTTAATTTTCCACCCACCGTAGTGATTGTTCGCGTACCACTGACGAAACGCGTGGTCGGTGTAGAAACTGATGGTCTCCTTCGCCTTGCTCACCTTGATGATGGGGGTCACCATGCTCTCCACAAAGTTCAACCCGAGGAGGGAGGGCCAAAAGTAATGAAACATGTTCAGAAGGAGTCCTTTGATGTGCGAACCGTCGTTATCGGCGTCGGTCATGATGAGCAGACGTCCATAGCGAAGGTCTCTGGTGTCCGCGTACTCCTTGCCTTGTTGCAATCCGAGGATTTTCTTGAGGTCTGAGAACTCTTTGTTTTCCGTGAGTGTCTTCACCGACGCATCGCGCACGTTCTTGCATTTGCCACGGAGTGGGAACACGCCGTAGTAATCCCGACCGACCACGGAGAGCCCAGCGACCGCCAACGTCTTGGCCGAATCCCCTTCGGTCACGATGAGCGTGCATCGATGCGACTGCGCCGTCCCGGCTTTGTTGGCGTCGTCCAACTTGGGTATCCCCGATATTTTTGACTTTTTCACACCCGCGTCCGTCTTCTTCAACTGTTGCATCTCTTTGTACTTGGACAGCGTCTGGAGTTCATCCTGAATCCCCGAACGGAGCGCCGCCTTCACGAACGTCGGTGGTGGTTCGAAACGACTGCCAAAGTCGGACACTTTGGACGTGCACTCGGACTTGACCTGCGACGAAAACGTCGGGTTCTCCAGCGTAGCCTTGACGAAGATGAAGAAGGTGTTTCGCACTTGTTGCGGTTTCAAGTTGAACTTGGTGCCTATGGCGGCGACGATTTGCGACGTCGCGTGGTCCACGTGCGTGCCACCCTTCGTGGTGCATATGCCGTTCACGAAGGACACGTGTTCGAAGCCATCCTGTGAGGGGGCGATGCACACGGACCAACGGTCGGAGGTGGTGCTCACGATGGCGTCCGTGTTGGTGTACATCGCCGCGTACTTTTCAAAGGACATCTTACCCAGGGGTTCGCCTTGGAACTTGACTTTGCAGTTTGATGACGTGCACACGTTGCAATCCCACACCCTTTTTTTAAATATTTCATAGACGTCGTTCGTCATCCCATGCATCTTAAAGCGTTTCCAATCCGGTATGAAGGTTATGCTCACCACCGAGGTGGCACCTGCAAATTTTTTAATCTTTGGGGGGGTGCACTGTGTCATATTATGACTCCAACTTTGAGTATACGTGAGTTTGTTCTCACCATCTTTAATGACAATCTCAAACTTTGTTGAATATATGTTTGCCAGCTTGGCACCGTACCCGTTCCTCCCACCCACGATCCGTTTCTGCGCGTCGTCGTAGTTCGTGCTCGTGAGGAGGTGGCCAAACGTCAACTCGGGGTTCCACACGCCTTCGGTGGCGTGCTCTCTCACGGCGATGCCACCGAGGGGGCCGTTGTTCGATATGGTGACCGAGCCGACATCTTTGTCGACGTCGACGAGGATCGAGCTCACGCCTTTGGGATACAGGCTGTTGCGGTCGATGGCGTTGACCAGGATTTCGTCGAAAATCTTCAACAACGCCGGACTGTACTGCACGGACTTTTTCACGAACGCGTGGCCCTCGATGATCCAGTACGGTTCGCGCGTCACGTCGACGGGGCCGACGTAGCTGTCGGGGCGCTTGAGAATGTGTTCGATGTGTGTGAGTTTTTGGATCGTCTCCGTCATGGTGCGCCGGATTGTGGGGGGTACATGAAGGTTTCCATGTCTTGAATCCATTTGACCAACGCATCACGGGGGATGCTTTGCGAAACATATGGTGGTATACGAGAACGTCCAGTTTCCCTATCACGCAGGGCTTTGAAATTTGGTTTTTTATAATTCTGAAAACAATAAAAGCATACTCTGCGCACGCGTTTGTCCATGAATTTATAGTACATCAGATTCATATACAATGGGATGGGGTTATACATGTGTCGGTAGTGATAATACGCCAGGAATTCGTGCGCAGTGTCGGTGCAGATGCGTGGTTGAATAGGGTGGTCGCACACGAAACATGTGTATTTCCAGTCGATGAACATTACACTACTAACTCAGGATTTCCTTAAAAGAGACGAGCGCAATCTCGTGGGAATCGAAAATGTCCACGAGGTCCTCCCAACAACACGATTCCACCGTGCACTCGTCCACGACGAGGACGTAACGACACGACGCGTCCATGTCGTCTGGAATCTTGCGCACCAATTCTCGGAGAACGCGTGGATACTCCTCACCAAGGGTTGGACACACGTCGACGTGCATGGTGACGCCTTCACCACCGAGGTCGAGGCTCATCATGACGTCGTCCGGGTCGTCGTCCGAACAGAACGCGACGCCACTCTCCTTGTGGAAGTCGCCGTACTTTTTCTGAAAGTCGCGAGAGACGCCCGTGTAGAGCAGGATGTTCCTCTCGGTCCTGACCCCGACGTCCCACTCGTCGAATTCGATGATGCTGAAGATGTCGTTCAAGTCGTGTTCGAGGTCCATCTCGCGGTTTTTCCACGCCTTGCGAAGGATGCGGTTTTCAAACTTCGGCACGTCCGCGTCGCGCTCCATGACCCGGTGGAACAGGCCATTGCAGTACGTGTCGATGAGGAAAAGGTTTTTCAAGGAGTTGTGTTCGAACGCCATTTAGTAAAGAAATGGTAATATTTTTTAATTGACTAATTCAGACCAGTTCACCAATCGAGCGTCCTCCCCGCACATGAAATGCATGTGTTCCCGTGGGTCCACGTCTTCGTGGTCAAATCCTAATTCTTTCCTCCAATATCCACGCATGTCCGCTAAAATCTTTCGAGGAAGCACGTCCCCGAACTCGCGACGAAGCTTTCGTCGGAGAAAGGTGGCGAACCCGTGTCCGTGCACCCGAGTCTCGAACCACTCCACGAACGCGAGGGTGTCGTGCACGCGCACGACGTAGGCGTAGGCCAACACGAACGTCCCGTGTTTCGCGAGTGATTCGTATTGAAGTGGGTGCAGGCGCGATTTCCACCCATCGATGGGTCCCACGGTCTTGAGTACGTACAACAGTTCGTAGTGTGGAAGTAATTCGGGTCTCTGTTTTTCTATGAATGCATAGAAATCGCCGTGCTCAAATCTGCGACATTGGGTTATGGCGGTGTTCATGGCTGCACCGATGACGTCATGAAAAAAAACTGGGGGTATTTTAGACGAAAATGTACTTGTACCTCCTCGTCGTCCTATGCACCGCGTGTATGGTTTCGCAAAACACGAAGCGAGGGCGCGCGAAGACCGTGGACACGCTCATGAAAAGGTCGGCAAAGTACGCGACGATGGCGCAACAGGATGGGTCCCCCATGCACGGCGTCGTCCACGCGAACCACGCCATGGCCTATCTCAACGCCGCAGGGGACATCGCGTCGCCGCAAGAGATTCAAGACGCCACGGGCATCGACCTCAAGGTGTTCAGAGAACGCGTGCTCGCGGTGCAACACGAGGTGACCCAGAAGACCATAGAGAAGTGTCCTCAATTCAAGGGAGACGTGGACCTGTACCTGTCGTCCATCGCGGATGCATAAAAAAAATATACCCTAAAAGCAATACACGATGCGTTGGTTAACGAACGCGCTTAAAGACCGCATCAACACCAAGAATAAGAAAGAGGCGATGAAAGTCATCGACCGCGCCGCGTTCGCGTACCCGTCCAAGGCGAAGTCGCAGAGACGACACATCGCCGAGTTGTACTTGAACGGCGTGCTGAACAAAAACTCGCTGCGACAACTTTTGCAACACATCGCGTACGTCGTGCCCCCCGTGTCCCCGGTGTCGTCGCCCATGCGTTCGAAGAAGACGAACGTGGGTCGGAGTTCACCAATACCCATTCCACGTAAACGCCGTTAAAAACATGGGTCGCTCATTATGTAGCCACAGCCATGAAGGTCGTCCGCGATCATTCTTGGCAAGTCTTATATAAAGATGCACAAACATCGGGACGGGACGAGACGGTGTGCGTGACGGTGGCGAACTCCATATGGCGCTACAACGTGAAGGCGCGAGAGATGAAAGAGGCGCGCGCGAAACGCTCGATACTCGTCGTCAACCAAAAGAAGCAGACGTCGAACGCCCCCAAGCACGCGAAGTTGTGTCAAGGCGAGACCAAGTCGGGGCAGCCGTGTCGCTTTAAGGCGAGTTGTCATGGATATTGTAAAAAACACACTATGTAATTTTAATTAAAACGAGTTGATGAAACGTCATGTCGTCGTCGTCGTATTTTGCTACTCTGAGGGCATATCCCACGTTTTCGAGGTCATAGAGTAATTCACAATTCAAAAAATCTAAGGACATCGTGTGTAAATCGTCGTACACACCGACTTCGAGGTGTCGTTTAAAAACTCGACGACCACTCGTGTACTCCACGTGTCCCGACCGGTACACTTTCGTCTCCGCGAACTGCACGCACACGTACGCATCGTCGTCCATGACGAGGCGACGCCGAAACTTGGAACGCCGTGGGGCGTCGGGGATGTCCGTGAGTGGGCGGATACGCTGTGCCTCGGGTGTCTCCATTGTGTATGTTTTCGTTTGTATTGGTCAGGTCATGACTGGGGGTTATTTTTTTCTCATTTAGTATTAAATGTTCCTCGACCAAGAGAACCTAAGACCGGTCATCATCGCGATGGCCCTCTACATCGCCATCGTCATCATCGTCCCCAAAGTCGCCAAAAAGAGCACGGGCATCCAGCCCGTCGACGACCTCATCATGTACGTCCTGGCCCAAAAGGACAGCATGATGCAGGGGGCCCTATTCGTGGGCCTTCTCGTCTTGGCCACGAATTACATCGGCGAAGAACTCATGTAAGACGGCGTCCCGTCCCACGAGATTCTTCGTGTGCGTGTGGTCCATGTAGCGCACGCGTCGGTCGAACGCGTCCCTCATGAACTCCAAGAGCTTGACCGGGTCTGGTTTCCCCCAGTGCATCCCTTTTTTGAAGAGAAAATCATCTCTCTCGAGCTCTTGAAGTTCACACGGCACCAAGTAGGGTGTCTTCACGTATTCAGGGGCCCCACCGAAGTCGGTGATGATGACGGGTTTGTCCCGCAGGGCGGCTTCGACGGCACCCATGCCCACGCCCTCGGATTTGCTGAAGCTCACGTAACAATCACCGAGTTTATGAATGCGTTCCATGTGTTCGTCGTCCACCAGACCGTTGATCACTTCGACGCGTGGAATGTTCATGCTCACGTCTTTGACGCACGTCGCCTTGACGAGTAGACGAGACTCCGGTTCGTTCAGCCGGATGAAGGCTTCGAGGATGGCGTTGAATTGTTTCCTATCGTCCATGACGTTGCCTATGTGATAGAACGTGTACATCTTCGGTTGTGGTATGTGCGCGTGCACGACGTAGAACTCCGTGTCAGGGAACTGTCGCGACAACACGTCCTGGCAGAACTCACTCGGCACCGCCACGCGGTCGAAGTGCTCGAACAACAGGCCGTAGTCTTCGTGCACTTCCGTGGTCTCGCACACGGTCATGCACGCCAGGTTTTTCACGCGACTCTTGATGTACGGGATTTCTTTGATGGTCTGCGCGACTGGAATCGTGAACAACAGGCCGTGCTCGCTTTCAGGAATCTCCGACCCTATGACGTGATAGGTGGCATCGGGAAATAGGTCCACATATTTCGAACAGTGTTGTCCAATGCCAGCGAGGCGTGTGGGACCGATGAAAATCATCCGCTATGTTTTAAAGATTATCTATGCTTTATGTATAATAATGGACGCTCTCATTCAGGAAATCCAGGCCGAACGCTCTCGGGCGCGAGTCGATAAAGACCGACTCTATGAGATTCTCGCCAAGATGGCGGAACTCGTCGGGACCAGTGGTGGTGGGGGTGTACCAGGACCGAGAGGCGCACAAGGACCGCAAGGACCGCAAGGGCCCCAAGGCGTTCGTGGTAAACCGGGTGAGTGCGAGTGCAAGTGTGTGAGCAAGACACCGGAACCGGTCCCGGAACCGGTCTCAGAACCGGTCTCAGAACCGGTGAAGGTCAAGAAGACGACCACCAAAAAATCCACCAAGTAATACCCCCAGCCTTGAGATTCCCATTGTCTCTCCAGTACAACATGACCTTTGAACGCGATGATATGGTTTTCATCTCGGTCAACGGGGTTCAACGTCCTGGACAAATCATGGACATAAAGGGGTGTAAATACTTGGTCGAGCTCTATCACGGTGGAGACAACTCGATGAGTCGTAAAAAGTACCAATACTGGCGAACGGAGAGGGACATAGGTCTGTTCACGTTTGACCAGTGGCTCTATAATTATGAATCGTGCCCTAAAAGCGCATTCGACGCGTACAGGGAGGCTGGGGGATACATTCCCGCGTTGAGGATGTCCACCACTAGACCGGGACGACGCGTCGTCCTATAGTCCATAGCCACCCGCCGAGTATTGTAAATACGAGAAGCACTAGATATATAAATG